CAAATCAAAAAAATACTTTGCTAGTGTTGCAAAATGGATCCAAATCAAAAAAATACTTTCTTAGCCAGAATAAATGGCTGCAGAACAGCTGATTTGGCTAAGGACATAGACATAGATCTTTTGATGGAGAGACACAACTATTTTGGGCGTCAACTCTGCCAGTCTTTAAATATTGAGTATAGAGATGATGTGCCGTTAGTAGATATATTAGCAGAAATGTACCCAGATGTAAATCTTCTTTGGCTGGACATACCAAACATTACACCTGACAATTATCTGATAATCAATGAAGACTTTGTTTATATCATAGACTACAAAGTGACAGTCAGCATGGATACAGTTAGAGTAACTATGGAGAAATACACCAAAGCACTCAATACAGTTAAAGACCAAATTCCGCAGTTCAATTTCGAGGTAGTTATTATTCAGGCAAATCCCGTGTCATATCAAATATATGTAACAAGTGATTCATTTCGAGCTAGGTACCCTGACCTAAATGTACAACTTGATTTTAATGATTTCTTCGAACTTAAAACCATACTATATAACAAATTTGAAGAAGATGAAGAATTCTTATTAAAGATTGCTCATGGAGATTTCACATTAACATCTCCATGGTTGAGTGAAAAGACCCCAGAATTAAAGGACCATCCAATATTCATAGAATTTTTAGACTCAATGCCTAAGGAGTACCAAGAGTCTTTTATAGAAAGTTTAGAATACTGCTCTTATACATCTGAAAGATGGAATACTTTACTGTATAAAATTAAAGAAAAGACATCTACAGACTATAATGCATTCTTAAAAAACCATGCTAATTATTTATTTTGTTCAGAAGGAGAATATCCCAGACCTACACGCAATGAGATATTAGAAGGTTGGGAAATAATGTCAAGAAGAGTAGAAGAGACTAGAGAGATAATGGATTCAGAAGTCTGCCAGAAACCTAGTATACACTTCTTATGGGCAGAACATGACCCAACACAAAGCAATGATACTGTTAAGAAATTGATCAGACTGAGTGGTGAGCTACAATCCATATCTGGTGCTAACCCCATGAAAACCGCATTTCAACAGCTAGGTGTATGCATGGACTTTAAAGAAGAAGAAGGTGTCTATATTTTACACACAGAAAGGCTAAAAAACGAGGCTAGGAAAAGCTATAAACCGATAGACTATAAGAGTATACAAAATAGGAGAATAGGGCGTTCTTTCGTGCGATGGGAGCAACAGTTTGTTCTAGACACAGACAATATCGGACCTTTGGAAAGAAAGAGATTGCTCAAAGATTTTGCTGGCATCGGTGCTCATAAGGTTTTTAAAGATAGAACTTTAGAAGATTGCGATCTTCAAAAACCTAAGATTCTAGACTTCAACAAAGAATCTATTTATATTGCATCATTAAGCATGATGAATCAATTTAAACATACTTTAAGTAAACAATCAAAAGTAAAGAGGAAAAATGATCTATATGATTTCTATGAAAGTAGCATCAAAGATGCAAGTACTTTAACCAACGAGACCGTAAAAAAGGTTATGAATAGTAAGTACTGGGATTATGTCTCAGATTTGAGTATGCTAATCAAAAACATGCTTTCAATGTCACAATATAACAAACATAATACTTTTAGAGTTGCAATGTGTGCCAATAATAGTTTGTATGGGATATTATTACCTGCCGCAGACATTAAAACAAAGAGGTCTACAATAGTTTTCTTTTTTGTAGCACTGCATAAACAAGAAGATGAATGCCTTTCCGCTGGCACGTTATTTGCAAAATTTAAAACCCCCACTGGTTATTTGTCTGTGTCTAAGGCCATAAGACTAGATAAGGAAAGATGCCAACGATTAGTTATATCTCCTGGACTTTTTTTGCTTTCTACAATCTTGTTATATAATAATAACCCTAATTTGGATCTAAATGATGTGCTAAATTTTTGTCTGTTTACTAGCTGCTCTATAACAAAATCTATGCTATCTTTAACAGAACCAGCTAGGTATATGATGATGAATAGTTTAGCATTGAGTAGCAATGTTAAAGAATATATTTCTGAAAAATTTAATCCATACACTAAAACATTATTTAGTGTCTACATGACTAGACTAATTAAGAAGGCATGTTTGGTGGCCCAGAGTCAACGTAGGAAAATAACAGTAAGAGACATTCATTTAACAGATTATGATATTACGCAAAAAGGCGTAAGCTCAGAAAGGGATCTTGAAGGCATATGGTTTCCAGGACAAGTTTCCATAAAAGAATATATCAATCAAATATATCTGCCCTTTTATTTTAATGCCAAGGGTTTACATGAAAAACATCATGTTATGATTGATCTTGTGAAGACTGTTGGTGAAATAGAGTTAGAACAAAGGAAAACATTGAACAAGATATGGTCAGACACACCTGAGAAGCAGACGGTAAATCTGCCGGTTTTTTTACATTCACTTTCTAAAATGCTAATTAATGATACATCAAGGCATAATCATTTAAGAGACAAGATAGAGTCCAGAAATAACTTTAGACGATCACCAACCACAGTTTCAACTTTTACGTCTAGTAAGTCTAGTGTCAAAATTGGTGACTTTACTAGTATCAAAAGTAAGCTTGCAAAGAAAAATAAAAATTCTATTGCGGCAGCAGAAAGGCTATACAAAATTGCTAATCCTTTATTATTTGAAGAGGCCAAAGCTAATTTAGAAACTAAACATGCAGATTACGATATGTTAAAAGAGGCTATACCTGATTTTATAGATTATATGACTACAAAAAACTTTGACAGACTGTTTGAATTAATAGATACAGGTGTGGTTGGAAATCAAAGTGTGATAGAATTATCCATGAGTTTAATGAAGACACACAGACACCTTAAATTTGCTATGTTTAATAAAGGACAAAAGACCTATAAAGATAGAGAGATCTTTGAACCCCAATGGGAAACAAAATTATGTATGTACCCGATAGAAAGAATTGCAAAAGAAAGATGCAAGTTAAATACAGACGAAATGATATCAGAGCCAGGTGACAACAAACTAAAGATATTGGAAGGGAAATCTGAGTCTGAGATCAGATTCTTAATAAACAATTTGAAAGAGAAAAACAAACAAGTTGCAGAAACAGGAGAGCTTTACCAAGCTACTAAAGTAGAAATAAATGCTGATATGTCTAAATGGAGTGCTCAAGATGTATTTTATAAATATTTTTGGTTAATAGCACTAGATCCTATTTTATATCCACAAGAAAAGGAGAGGATACTATTTTTTATGTGTAATTATATGCAGAAGGAATTGATAATACCAGATGAAGTTATGTGTTGCTTATTAGATCAAAAAGGGCCTAGACATGATGATATAATGATGATCCTCACAGAACAGTTAACCTCTAATCACTTTACTGTGAAGAGAAACTGGCTACAAGGCAATTTCAATTACATTTCTAGTTATGTGCATAGTGTTGCCATGAGTGTGTACAAAGATATTGTTAAATCAGCTATAGCAAGAATTGAAGGAATATGTTTAATCAATTCATTAGTTCATTCTGATGATAACCAAACATCGATCACAATTGTACAAGATAAGCTGAATGAGGATTGCATAGTGGATTTTTGTAGAAGAACCTTTGAAGTAGTTTGTCTAACATTCGGCTGTCAGGCTAATATGAAGAAAACTTACATCACAAATTTTGTCAAAGAATTTGTATCTCTTTTCAATTTATATGGAGAACCATATTCCGTGTATGGAAGGTTCCTTTTAACCTCTGTAGGAGATTGTGCATATTTAGGCCCATATGAAGATTTAGCAAATAGAATTTCAGCAGCTCAAACTGCCATAAAACATGGTTGTCCACCAAGTTATGCATGGGTTTCAATATATCTGTCTCACTGGGTCACCTTCCAAACATATAATATGCTACCAGGGCAAGGCAATGATCCTACGTCTTATTTAAGAATGGAACGTAGTCTGATCCCTCCGGAGCTATGTGGCATCTTGAAAGCTGATCTCTCCACAATAGCATTAGTTGGCTTAGAAGCTGATAACCTTACTTTTTTAACGAATATCCTAAAGAAAATGTCTCCTATCCTACTAAAGAAAGAACCTGTCTTAAACCAATTAGAGCATATTGAGGAATGGGACTTGAGTAAATTAAGTGATTCTGAAATTTTCCGCTTAAAGCTAATCAGATACTTAGTTTTAGACACCGAGGCAGACTCAACTGATTCTATGGGTGAAACATCAGATATGAGAACTAGATCCTTATTGACGCCAAGAAAATTTACTACTGCCAGCTCTCTGAACCGATTAGAATCATTTAGAAAATACCAAGAAGTAATGTCTGATAATACCAAAACAGAAAGGTTGCTAGATTTTGTACTAGAAAGACCTGAGTTATTGGTTACCAAAGGCGAAACCAGTGAAGAATTCTACAACATGGTATTATTTAGGTACAATTCAAAGAAGTTCAAAGAATCATTGTCAATCCAAAATCCTGCTCAATTGTTCATAGAGCAGATATTGTTTTCAAATAAACCAGTTATAGATTACAATTTTATCAGAGAAAGATTCTTGACACTGAATGATTCTCTAGCTGCAGAGGAGAACCAGATAATTGTAGGTAGAATGACTTTTAAACAAACATTTGCAGCAATAAGGTCTGATATAGATACACTAACAATTAGCCATAAAGATATTAGTATAATATACAGCTTCATGATATCAAATGATCCACTGATGTTGACAGTGGCAAATAGCCTAGTTATGTCTACTATAGGATCCCCGCAAGACAGAAAGGCCTTGACCTCTAATAGTATGCCGGAATTCAGAAATTTGAAACTAATACACTATTCTCCTGCCTTAGTATTAAAGGCCTTTACAAAGAGTACTGTTGATTTGCCAGGAGTGAACCAGGATGAACTCTCTAGAGATCTTCATCATTTAAAAGAATTTGTTAACAACACAAAATTACTAGAAAAATATGATGCAAGATTAACATTACAAAGCTTCAATAATAGTCTTGAAGAGAAAATGTTCCGAATAAGAGAATTGACTAAAATGTATCAGATATGCTATGAATATATCAAAACATCAGAACATAAAATCAGAATCTTTATACTGCCTTCTAAATGTAGAACTTCTTACGACTTCTGCAGTATAATACAAGGCAATCTAATATCTGACACCAAGTGGTTTACTGTACACTATCTCAAGCAAATAAATTCAGGAGGCTATAAAGGTGTTATGCAAAAAACGACACCAAGTGACTTGATTATAAGTTCAGAATGTTTTAGGCTCTTGTCATTTTTTGCTGATACCTTTATAGCCGAATTTAAAAGAATTGAGTTTTTGGAATACATAATCAATTACTTCTCATATAAAACAATTCCTGTCTCTCAGCTCTTATTTGTAATGCGAAATAGTCAAAATAGGACAGATTACCTACCGATACTGTATCATTTAGGACTCTTAGAACAAAGGGATTTAGATCAATATGATGCTATGAAGAGCTCAGAGAGAATTAGTTGGAATTACAGGCAAACAAGCAGAGATTTCAACACTGGACCAATAGATTTAACCTTAAAAGGTTATAATAGGGAAATGCTAATACTAGGTCAAGACGATATTTTAAAGATTGCAGAATTAAAACTGAAATCAAGAACCATTGATTCGATACTAAGAGCAGGATCAAAGCTATTAAATTGTAGGCATGGGCTGCGTTTTGAAAAAATGAAACAATGTGACATAGAAGAAGGGAAATTATATATCACATATCAAAGAAAGACACATCATCAATATACTTATCAAATACATACATTCAATTCTATAAAGGTAAGAAACAGTGAAACACCCAGACTAGGAAGAGTAAAAAATGATATCATTCCTGTGTGTGAAGTGATAGTATCAGAATATTTTGATGCACCTTCAATATCTTTGCGACAACTCAAATATTTGAATACTGACAATATTTGGTTATCTAAATTAAAACTAAATGACAATGAGGTGGCAAGCATAAGGAGAGCGCCTTTAGAAAAAATGCGGCTTTTTGAAGGTCCAGAATTGACCATGGGACTACTTAATATTACTCACTTAATGAAAACTACTGAGTTACTTTGTTTAGATTATAACAAGCTTATCTCTACAAATATAATTTCTACGGCAAAATTAGTGGATTGCAACGGAGAATCAAATGATATATTAGAGGAAGACATAATGATACTGTCAGATGAACCCTTAGAGCAATCAGTTCCAGAATCCATGAATACCACGCCAGCTTTCAATGTGCATATAACTAAAACTGGTGATAGTCATATGACTTATAGAAATGCTATCAAAATATTAATATCTAGAGAAACAGAAAGATTTAAGAGAAGCTTTGATTTCACAGGAGATGGTTTCTTGAGTAGAACTAATCTTGGAGTATTGGCTGTATTAAAGTTCCTAATTAACCAACTGAAAACTAATGAATGGTCGAGTATCTTGCTATCTACCATACACTTAACAATGATAGTAAATAATATGGATGCAGAATTCCATTTATTAGAATTGCCATCTTACTTCTTTACCAATCCTATTGAAAATAAAATAGACTGGCAGAAATTGCAAAATTATATAAGAACTATACCAACAACATCAGACCCGTTATGGAAAGAGATTTTTGAGAATTTTAAAGTAAAAAGTCAAACATTAATACAAGAGAAAATAGACATCAGCACTGATTTTAATCAAATTACCAGCAGTATTGCCATGCCTTTTGGTAGGTCAGATTTTGAATTCACAGAATAATTAGTGCCTAACCGCTAAAGCAGAGTGAACAATAACATAGCA